ACAGTACAAGAAACTCAATCAAGAAATGTTAGCAAAAATTAAGGCGGTGAAATAATCATGGAAGTTAAAAGCGACATTCCTGTAATGAAATTCTGTGAGTGGTGTTTTTGCCACTCTTAATGATGATGGTACTTGCTCTACAGAGGGCTGTATTCATAACGATCTAATGGATTTAGAAAAGGATAATACAGATGCTACCAGTCGAACATAATATTCAGGTATATCAAGGTGAATATATTACATTGACTATTGGATGTGATTCAGTAATTAATGCAGAAGATGTATTCGCTTGTCTTAGGCGGTATAGCTGGGACGATGAAGTAATAGGACGCTTTGTGATTACGAATAGTACATCTGAATTATTAGAAGGAGAAAAGAGCAAACTCAATCTAACCTTAGATACTAATTCGATTGATAGCGGTACTTATTATTGGGATTTGTTCATTTGGGCAGGTAATAGGCCAATTAAATGCTTAGTAAAAGGCAAAATAATCATTAAACAAGGTATAAGTAATAGGGGGAAATAATATGAGTGATACTATTAATATCTATATGAATGCAGATGATAAGGTGAATGTTAAAGACAATGCACAAATCATTAAATTACAAGGACCAAAAGGCGATAAAGGAGATACTGGAGAACGTGGTCCGGAAGGCCCAAAAGGAGATGCTGGAGCGGTTGGTCCACAAGGTCCTATTGGGCCTAAAGGTGATGTAGGTCCACAAGGTATTCAAGGCCCACAAGGGGCAACTGGTGAACGTGGTCCACAAGGCGAAACAGGTCCTACTGGTCCACAAGGTCCAAAGGGTGAAGATGGAGCAAACGCTACGGCTGACAATGCAAAAGCATTATTGCTGAAAGGTAACGTATGGTGTGAAAGTGCCAGCGTTGACGATGTACTTACCGCCTTAATTGGTAATATGGGCAAGCCGTTCCCTCGGACGGACGTTAAGCCTTTAACTTTTACACAACCTACAAAAGGACAAACAGAATTATCCTTACAAGGTGAGGACCATTATAAAGTCAGCCTTGATAGTGGTGAACCTGTAGAAATTATGAATAACGCTGCAACTATCACAATCCCAGCGTATGGAAAATCCGATATTGTAGTTAATTATTTCAATATGTTAGGTGCAAAAGTATCGAATATTACTATCGCAGGTATTAAAGATTTACAATTCACCGATAAAAATGGGATTACAGTATTTAAAGAAGATAACGTATTAACAGTTGACCTCACGAACCAAACGGAAAATATAGATAAGAATTATGATATTTCCGATAGACCTGCTTGGGTGTATGACGGCGTAACAGAATTTAAGTTTATTTCAAATGCGCCTAACAAAATTATTGGCTATGCAGAAACAAGCAAAATTCCGCTTAATAATCTATATGCCACATTAAATACTATAGATAACCCTAATATTAAGACCATTTATTTCCAATATGGCGAAAGTGGGAAAGTAGTATCTATACCTGTAATACGAAAGATTTATAACAGCGTAGGTAGTGGAGAATCGCGCAAAGTAATATATTTAGGACAACGAATCACCACAACTCAAGCTGAATTAACGCGTATGAGGGCAGACTATTTTGCAGTAATGACTGAGCCATTCGACGGTGTGATTTCAGGCTTCGGCAACTTCTACAAAACCGCACAAGATAATGAATAATTAGATAATATAAAGGGGAACACATGCAAGAATTAACGAATTTCATGGGAAACAATAGAAAGGAGTTGCTAAATGTGGACATGGCAATTTCAATTAGATGATATTCTAACAACATTATCAATCGTTGCAATTATAGGTGGTGCAAGTTACCGCCTTTTAATCGTGCCTATTCTTACACGTATAAGTGATGAACGCATGCAAGATAACTTGATCTTCACTGAACGCATGAACACGCTAAATGAAACGCTTTTAGAGTTAAAGGAAGAAATCAAATTATCTAGGGTGCAACGCACAAAGGCTTATACGGAACATGTGAAATTAACTGCACGTGTTGATGGGATAGAAAATAGAGTTGATGAGTTAAGAGGTGATTTTCATGAATTTACCGCAAAATCTCATTAACTCAATAAAAAAATCATATCAATCTGTGAGGGTGGCTAACATCCACCCTACAGGTGTATTTGCTACAAGGGTACTAGTACTAGTCATGCTAGTACCTATTTTATTGGTGGTAGTTGAGTACATTATGGTGTTCGTTCAAGGGTATGTATCTGATGACATGAATAAACTGATTAATGTAGGGATTAACATTATAGATCATATATTCATTCCGTCAGTATTAATCGCATTAGTTGGATTTCTTGCCTTATGGATAGATAAGGACGGAAACGGAATACCTGACAAATTGGAAGAACAACCTAAATTACCGCCATTGTCTAACATGACAGAAAGGAGTGATAAGAAATGAAAAAAGGATTTGATATTTCAGCATGGCAAGAGAACGAAAACGGAACACCTTTCTATGATGATGCACACATGCAACAAGCCAAAGAAGAAGGAAATGAATTTGTAATCATTAAATTAGGTGAAAACTACAATGTTGATGAATTCTTTGAACAACATATCACTGCAGCATTAAATGCAGGCCTTGAAGTTGGTGTATATTATTTTAGTCATGCATACGATGAGGCCACCGCCGTACAAGAGGCTGAATGGGTGATTAACACGCTCAATAGCTATGGATATACTGATTACCATTTGCAAGCTGGTATTTGGTATGACTATGAAGAGCACCGCCAATTACGTAATATGATTAATGCTGGAGCATTAACAAGCCAAGGAATGACGAATTGCATTAGTCGGTTCGTAAATACTTTGTGGAGTGCTGGATTTCAAAATGTAGGTGTATATAGTGGATATTCCTTATTGTGGGATGAAACATATGCATATAGTCAAATGCCAAGCGTTCCTGTATGGTGTGCACAATATGATTCACAATGTGATTATCCAAATATCAGAATATGGCAATATAGTGATTGCGGAATGGTAGCTGACAAAGAAGTTGATGTCAACTATATGTATGATTAGGAGGAAGTATGAATGAAAAATTTAAAACTATGGTGGCCAAGTATCCTCGCCACTATTATATTATCGGCGCTCTTATCGTTCTCATCGGTATTTGCGCAGGATATATCCTCTACCAACCAAACGGAACCGACTATCACCGTGCCGTTGACGCAGTGGAACGAATTGAAAAGCAACAACGAGAAAGCCTTGAACTTAATCGAAGCATCCAGCGTTCCATTGACCGAAGCACAGAACTTAGTCATGAAGCAGAAGAACGAGTTGACCGAAGCACACAATACAATCAACAAATTGGAGAACGAATTGACGCAAGCCAAACTTCAATCAATGAAGCAAGAGGTTACCTTAAACGAAATGCAGAACTCTTTGACCGAATTGAAAGGGCAAATAGAGAACGACAAGAAAACCATTAAACGTTTGCGGATGCAACGAAATGTATCACAAGTGTTAAGTGGTGGCGCAATTATAGGGGTAGCATTCAAACATTAAGGAAGTGATCCAATCTATCTCCATAGCGTGTAATGGTGGATACACGCAACTATAAATAAAAGAGCCTACTAACCTAGATTAAATCTACGTTGGTAGGCTCTATTTTTGTTTGTAAAAATCAAAATAAATACTTGCTTTTATACACGATATAGGGTATAATATAGACATAAGGAAGGAGGTGATGCCATTGAAAAAGTTAAGGAAGAGAATAAAAAAGTGGCTACCGATAATAACCGCGTTTATCCAACTTGCAATAGCGATAATACAGTTATTAAATCAGTAACCACAGGGGCTCGAAAGAGCCCCAATCTTCCTAACTATTATACCAATGGCGAGTATATGATTTCAAGATTAACTTTAATAATTAGTATTATTGCTTTTGTATTATCCGTTTATAATCTATTAGTAATATTAGGAGTACTGTAATGAAACTAGAAGATGTTATGACCACACAAGAGGCTGCAGAACATTGGAATGTTACCGCTGATTCTCTCAAACAAAACTGTAGAGGTCGTGTAAAAAATGGATTTTTAGAAGGGGAATTTAGAAAATCGGGAAAAATGTGGCTAGTGACCAGACAAGGGATGGAACGGCTATATGGTAAAGAAAAAGAAATTTAATTGATGATTTATTACTTTCTTATAAAATTGTAGAAGAAAATGAGTAAAATTATATAATAGTATATATTATATAAACGCTTAAAATCGCTCTAAAATTTCAAGTGTTACTCAACTGTTGCTCAACTTTTTAAAATTAAAAGCGCTATAAATGCAGTAAATAAGCGATTTTATAATAGTGTTAAATTTGTACTCCAAATAAGACATACAGTTCCACAAATACAGAAAGCACAGTACTTATGCGCATAGGTACTGTGCTTTTTCTTTTAAAAATTGCTAAAATTCGTGTGCGTTGCTCAACCATTGCGCAACCTTTTAGCAAAATGATGCGGGTATTTTATTTACCTCTTCGATATATTGTTCAATCGTCTTATGCGTGTACACATCCGCCGTTATGTCTTTACTCTGCGTGTGGCCAACGATTGATTTTAGAATGTAACGATCCATTCCGTAGTTGCTAGCCAAGGTGATAAACGTATGGCGTGTGTCATGCGGTAGGTGGTCAGATATTCCGACTTCCTTACAAAATCGTTTTATCGGCTTTATGAGAAGCTTTGAAGTGTACCCTGGAGGGATAAGTGTAGCAGACTTAGAAGCGACTGCTAGGGCGTGAATTTCGCGGTAAAACGGCATAACACAATCTGCGATAGGTATGATTCTGTTCTTGCCGGCTTTCGTTTTAACCCCACCAATGATATATCGCTCATCCAGGTGGACGTTCTCCATCTTAATAGATAGTAGTTCAATAGGGCGCATACCAGAATATATGTACATTAATAAGAGTTTCGCAATATCCTCATTGGAGTGGTTCCATATCGTTTGAATCTCATCTTCTGTGAAAGGCTTATGGATGTTTGATTTTTCCGCCGGTTTCAATTCAAGGAGCGCCGCATAATTCTTGATAATCACATCATTCTTGATAGCTGCTTCAAAGGCTCCGTTCAGACCTTTGACAATCAGACCAATAGACGAGCGACTCAAATGACTATTTTCGTCGATTATAGCCTGTAGGTGCACGAGTTTAATCTCTTGTATAGGTTTATTCCAAATCGAGGTTATCTTCGCTTGTGCAGTCGAATAGCCCCCTTTTTTCGTATCGATTCCTTTACGTTCCTTATCGGCAATCATCCACCGCCAACATTCGCTGAATAATACTTTCTTGGTTTCAAATTTTTCAGGGTAGATGCCATACTCTGATAAAGCATCCCAGGCATCTTTTGACTTCGCATAATAGCCTATCGTCTTACGCTTGCACTTGCCGGTCTCATCGTAGCCAGTAGTTACTACAGCCCGGTATGGCTTGCGTAACGGCTTATGTTTCATTTTATAAACGGATCCTGTTCCATTGGCTCGTTTCATGGCCATAAAAATAACTCCTTGGCATAGTTAATAAGCCTTAGAGGTTTATGGTATAATGTTATTGGAGTAAAAATGAAGTTACCTCTAAGGTATGTAGTTTTTTAATGGCCCTCACTGAGGTGAGGGCCTATTTTTTTGCGCCTAATCTTATGTTTACTCTAGATAGATTAAAAATCTATCCTGTGTATCTATTGGCATGTCCGCAATGTTTGCATAACACTGAAACAAGAAGGGCTTTATTGCTCGATCATCGTCATCAATACCGTTAAATACAGATAAGAAGTCGACAATAAATTGTTTTTTAGATAATCAGTTTTAGTAAAACCATCATCGATAACATTACACCATATACACCTTTAAGATATACTTTTCGTTTTTCCAATCTTTTATTTTCTTTCTTTATTAAAAGATTTCCAGGTAAACATTTTGACAATGTGCTAGAAGGAATTTTTCGTGTCTCATTAGTTCTAAGAGCAGTAAAATCAAGATTATGTGCTGCTGCATTTCGAAATACTCTAATTGCTTCTAATGCGCAAATAATAAAATTAGTTTATCGTTAAGTGGAATTGTCCTGCCGGCTTCGTCAGGCAACAATGCGTTTACAACGTCGTCGCGTTGGGTGTTCTTTAACAGTTTAAAAAGATTAATGGAATTGCTAAATGATAGGTTCTTTAATAGTATCCAAGGTGGGATGTGGTTATGGTGTTCGCGATAATATAAAGTAGGGTTGCTTGCGATTTTATTATCATTCCTTGTTTTTAAACATTCGAGTTGAACAGCATCAAACGTCAATACATTATTAGGACTTTGATAAGACTCTTTATATTTTGACTTTGCTAAATATACTGACATATCTACACCAAAATCTTTAGATAAAGTGTAAGCTAGCTTTGTTTTAAATATATTTTCAATAAACATACTATATTTTAGTATGAATGCTTGTATAGATCTGTCAAACATAGAAAGACTATATAACTGTTCTATAGTAGTACCTTCAATAAAATATTCTCCATTTGGCATAAAATATCTTTGGTAACGATTGATTAGATCGTAATAAGATATTGTATCTAAAGCATGCATTGCAAACTCTAAATCACTTATATTTAGATTCCTAGTACGTAATAATTCAATTTGTTCTTCGTAAGTTTTAAAAGGCTTATCATAAATTGTCAAAATTTAGCCTCCTATACAATAAAAGGAGCCCTCGCTACCAATGATAGCAAGGGCTCCAGTGTCCAACAGTCACGCAATGTGGAAAGGGACAGTTCACTATCGTCAGTATACATCATATAAAATAAGTTTTCAATACTTATTCTCTTGTGAGTAAAACAGTATCACCTATTTTTATAGGCGTTATTACCGGCGCGGAAAGATTTGTAGAAATATCATCTTTACTAACATTCAATGGTACAGTCCGAGCAATAGTTTTTTGAAGTACAGATACTGGACTAAATAGAGTGCTAGTACGTCTAACAATTCGTTGGCATACAGCGAATCTAGCATAAGGGGCTGTAACTTCAATAACCGCCTTTATACCATCGTAAGCACCATAGTTTACACCATCTATAATTAAGTCTTCACCTGGCTCAATTATACGTAAAACGTCACCCTCCTTGGCACCGTCATTTAGACCATAATTAATCAATACTGTGCTTTCGTTTTCAATAGCAATAATTTTATAGGTATCAAACATAACATCCTCTCCTTTTTTATCACAATATATATTACAAAGCCTCTTACCCAGTAGTAGGGCAGGAGGCTTATTTAGTTACTAACAAATCTTAGGAACTAGATATTTAATAATTTCCCTTGCAGTATTAACTGAGTTTTCACTGTTAAAGTTAATATTGTTTTCATCGTTGGTTCTGTCAAAACCTTTCATCGATGTGTTTTCGTGGCCATATGTGGCAAATTCTAAAAATCCGGAAGTAACACCAGTTGATTTTACTTGAATGGCCAAGATGTTCTTTATTGGAATAATCTTATAGGTACGATTCCCCAAGTTGAATAGACCGCCTTGGGTACGATCGATAACAACACATGTATCATACACAAATAAATTAGCACCAATACCATCTAAGTGGTATAAATGTTGCCCCATAAAGTCCTTTGTAGGGCTTTCGATAACTTTTGGTTCACTGCTAAAAAATCCCATAATACTAACCTCCCTGTATTAAAACCTTTTATATCCCCAATATCCCTCTTAAAATATCTCGATTACGTTCATGCTTAGCTTTCTTTTCGGCTGCTTTTTGTTCTTCAATGCGTTTTTGCTCTTGAAGTTGTGCTTCGTCTGCTTGTTGTTTCTTGTAATCTTCTAATTTAGCATCACGACCAACCAATCCTTTTACAGAAGCAATGAGTGCTTCATCACCCATTCCTGGGGCAGCGACGTGGTTTTGGCCGTTGAAATTTTGACTTCTCTTTATTTCATCGGATCCATTTATATATGTATTCATATCGAATAAATCTAATGAATTATTTGAAAATGAATCTTATACGAAATTAATTCTTGAATTCCTGTGGTTCGTACCCATACAGCCCAGGCAGTCGCAGTATCAGTAGATGGATCATATGACAATGTATTCAAATCTACCTTCCCTGTGTAGTCAGAATTTGAATAAAACCATTGCCAACGTGCATCGTTAAATTCCTTGGCACTGACCATCATTGTTGAACATAATGCAAATATTGTTGCTAATACTAATCCCTTTTTCAATTTTAAAATCTCCCTGTGTAAATTGTTATTTCATTAATAATTCCATTATTTTTTTATTTCAATTGAAGCGCTTTTCGGCTATAGACCTCTACACTTTGTTAATAAAGTATCGATTACCTTGTTTTACTTGTTGTAACTTACCTTCTTTTATTAAAGAATTACATAAACGTTTACCATATGATGTGTTATCAGGAAATAGTGATTTAATGAAACTAGCTTGTGCTATTGGCTCGTGAGAAATTGCTGATAGTATAGATTTTTTATCAATACGTTCTTGTTTAATTCTTTTTTTCTCTTCTACAATTGCTTTTTGATCTTCATTATAATCATAGGCATTATCAGGGTAGTCATTTAATAAGAATGATTGAATTTGGTCACGAGCATCATCAAAGTCACTACTATGCATAGAATTATATTCATCAACACCATATGTACCTTTTGAATAGAGAAACTCTTTAAATTGAACAAGATGATTTTGTATTTGAGATACTATAGTAATAATCTTATTAATAGAATATTGGTCGGATAGTTTATCTATTAATTCATCAGATTTGTCTATATATTTTAATTCTTTATTATCATAACTAGTTGAGCTAAAGTAATCAGCATTACCATTAAATATTGGGGTTGGTAATTCGGGTTCATCAATGATAGATAGAATATTAGACATATCAGTTTCAGATAATCTAAATTTATCTAGCTCTATTTCATGTAAACGATTTGCTTCAGCAAGTTCTTCTGCTTTTTTTGCATCTTGAATAGCTTTTTCTTCTATTTCAGTATCTGTATGAATATGTGCAGCAATAATTCCATTTTCAATAGCTAATCTACACATATGTTTACATGGATAATCAAAATACGCATTTTGACGATATTGAAAGTCAGAACATGTACAACTAGATAGGGTTACTATATATGGTTGAGGTTGAGTGCCAGAAATATAACAAAAGTCGTCGTTCATTTTAATCGATTGAGAAGAAATCCATGTAGCACGTTCAATTCTATGTTGAAAAGAATTGTTGTTAGAAGCTAACCAGTGATTCCAATACTCATCGATAGATAGTTCATGACTATGGTTAGAAATAGGTGAGTGATTAAGATTAGAATTTACTTCGAAAGATAATTCAATAGTATCTGTGGTATTAGCCGATTGTTTAGTAAAACAACCAAATAAACGTTTTAAAAGCTTTAACATAATAACATCTCCCCAGTTATATAGTTAAATAATATGATGATAAAAGTCGATTCCGTTAAGGTCACTATCTTCAATTTGGGACATCCTAACCATACGTTCGACTAAATTAACGTGATGATCAACATAAAAATCATCGTTAATAATATGCATTAATTCATGTTTAATTTCCTCTCTCATGCGATCATGAGGGAGGTTTTTGTTTATGTAGATATTATGAGTATCTACGTCCTCTGATTCTTCGGAAATTGCTTTAGCATTTGGCGGCAAGTCGCAGTAAATCAAATTTACAACCAATATAACACTCTCCCTTGTGTATTATTTCTTTTTAATTGTAAAATCAGTAAAGTTTGTCAAAATCAAGATTTAAAC